TCCATCTCAAAGGTGCGACACTTCAGTTCCAAGAAGGCTCGGATCTCTTTGTCTCTCTCCGCCACATAGTCTAGGTGATACTGTAGCGGCAGCTTGTGTAATTCGCAGTTCCATCTGTTAGAGATCTCGTCAGCAAGCTGACTCTCCCTCTTCAGATCCTCTTCCGTCTCGTACATTTTTCTCGTCATCTAACCTCTCCAAAAGTATTTCCAAAAGCTCCTCGATATTCTTCATCTTGCCAAGCACGATCTGTGCTTCTTCTTCAGAGCTAAACTTGATTGTAATTTCCATTGGCATTTCTCAAGGGAGGAGGAATAGAGAAGCCCATCTCTCCTGCCACAATTATCAGTTGTTCTATCAGCATCCCGTAGGTCTCGGTGTTGGTGTCGGCACTACGCTTTGCTGGCCTTCTCCTGTCACCGAATTTGGTTGCCACTATCGTTGACCCGAAGCATCTGCACAGCAGCTCATCGTGCATCTCCTCCTCTGTGAGGCCGACAAATTCTCCGAAGGCTCTGGCCCACTTCCTGTAATAACCTTCCTGAGATCGGCTCCTAGAGTCTCTGTGTCGGGATACTTCAACACAGACACCCTTGTCGCAACGCTTCAGCAGCTCCATCAGTTCCTCAATCCTGTCGGGTTCGGCGTGTGCAGCCATCACCATTATCCTGTCGAGGTCTTCAGGCGTATCGATCTTGAACTTCACAGCTTGACTACCTCGTCATTGACCCGGCGTATCAGAGTCTTGATTACAAGGAACAGGAATTGCTCAGACTGATCGATGTCTCTCATGTACTGGTTGTCAAAGGTGCTGACATCATACTGGTCAAACTTGGAATGACACTTCACGCACAGGTCAGCGATACAAAGGTCATGCCCCTTGATGCCTTTGCCTTTTCCGAATGCGTGTTGCCTCATGCCCGAGTAGTGTGCAGCAACCACGGTGTCATCTCTGACACCGCAGTTGACACAGCTTTGCCCTTTGGCAGCAGCAAGTAGCTTCTTAGAACGAATGTTAGAAGGGGATGTCATCGTCTATGAAGTCACTTGAAGGTGTTGGTGCAGCTTGTGGGGCTGGCTGCTGCACTGGAGGCGGAGGTGGAGGAGCAGGCTGATACTGCGGCTGCGGCTGCTGGTATTGCTGCTGCGGCTGCTGCTGTTGCTGTCCCTCTGGCCTGTAGTAAACCTCACTACTGATAGAGATGTATGGCGTACCTCCTGACTTTGGGATCTTCTCCCAAGCAGACAGTTGGATTGTCATCTCTTTGCCATCCTTCGCCATTTGAATCAGAAGCTTCATCATCTCTGGGGTGAGCTTGATGTTGCCTGAATAGTCTGGCTTCCGCTTGTAATCTGCGGATGCCGCCTGCGTGTTACGGATAGAGCAGACCTGACCCCCGCCTTTTGAATCTATCCAAAGACCCCCGTCTCTACTCTGAGGGTACTGAGTTTTCTGCTGTTGCATTATTTACTCCTTGCTATTAAACAAATTTCTTTATGTGGCCGTTGACCCAGACCCTAAAGCTTGCCTTGCCTTCAGTGTCTAAACTTTCGGCCACATAGTTGTGAGCATTCAGCAGATCAAGAATCTGCTTCTTGCTTGTTGCTTGCTCGATCTCGCCTTCAAGCTGCTCCTTTGTCAGGAATGCAAATTCCTGATCATCCTGCTCAGAAAGCTGACCGGGAACGGAATCATCTATCCCGCCGTCCGACTTCCTCCAGAGCTTGATTCCAAGGCCATACATACCAAGACATTTGACTAGGCATCTCATCCTACAGTCTTGTATCTGCCTGCTTGTTGGATTGACCAAAGACTTCTTGGCTCTGCCGGACTCCATAACAGGGAGCCACATCGTGCGTTCGACATAGTCCTCATGCGTCATGTCATCTGACAGGTGAACCCTGACGGTGCAGTTAACCATCACTGTGCCGTTGGGGTAGTGAGTCTCTGGGTGAAACTCATAGAAACTGTTTGGATATCTTGTGACAAACAATGCCCAAGCATCCGCCCAGCTTAGGTAGCTGTTACCGTCATAACCTGTTTCAAGCATTCCATCTAGGTCAAGACTGTAAAGCTTATCCCATATTTCTCTTACATTAGTTCGAGACACGCCCACTCTCCTTTATCATCTTAGCTATCTCATTGCCGCTAAGTTTGTAAAAGAGAGAGACACTTAGATCTATCTTAGTTCTGACATTGTTTACAAATATCGCCACTTTTTCCCCCTCTATTACAAGCTTGATGGCATCCTTTTTAAACTGACCCATAATGCCTATGGCCTTCCTGAAGAAGTCCTCATCCTGTTCAATCATTTGACCTCCATTGATCACAGAATCCAGCGACCCGGCAATAATTTTGTTGACATCTGGTTGACTCACCCGGCCTGTGTTCAACGAAAAGTTTATCCGTTGAGTCCTCACAGAATTGGGTGGCGTCTTCCTCATTCTCAAACAGTTTGATTGCCCTCTTCCTGCCCTTCTTCATTGCCGCCCACTTCTCTCCGCGCAGCCAGCGTTGTTTATCAGTACAGTGTGGGATTACACCTCCCAACATATCCTGTAAACGTGCGTCAGCGTGGTCATTCAGAAGGGCTTCGACAACGCCGTTCTGTTGCTCTTCATCTCTGATCGGGATATCTATGGTGACAATGGGTGACTGAGGATACTCTGCATTGTTATCCGCCTCCCGCTGCTTCCAATCCCGAAGCACTGCAATGATCTGTAGGTCAGCAACACGCAGCTTCTTCACTGTGCGTACCAGCCAAGCATAGCAGTTGAGTTGATCGACCCACTCTTCCTTGCCATAGATTACAGACCACACTGATGTGCATTTGTAATCGGCAATAGAAACCGTCCCGTCAGGGTTAATCTTCTGGACATCAATTGCCCCAGAGACTTTCCAATCTTTGAACGTAACGTGTAACCGCTCTTCTAATATGTAATCGTCTGACTCTTCAGCCTCAAATATATTGTGAACAGCCGTCCCCAGAACAGACCAGACTTTGTCACTCACATCCTCGGTCAATTCATCCCAGTGTTTCTTTCTCAATATATTTATTCGGGGCGAATCAATCATAGTGGTTACGCTAATCTCAGCGTCACCCATTGAGTAACTGTCTTTGGATAGTGCCTTGTATACAGGCTCTGGCAGGTTGTGGTTGTTGGTTATTTTCATGTGATCCTGAATACTCTGCAACCGCCATCTTCACGATGCACTGTGTATCGTTTGCCGTTGGCCTTGTTGTTTTTAGTGCTGGCCTGAGATCTCACGTTGCTCTCAGACATATTGTCCTCGGGTACGAACACACTGTCCCCGGTATCCATCTTCTCAAAAGGTATCGGAGAGGACGCCCTCTTCGGTACGGGTATATCTTTTTCAATTTCCAAGCTCATGCGGTATTCTCCATATTGAATACTGTCAGAGAAGTCAGGGAGGTTGCCTGACTCCTGCTGATCTAGAACATAATTACCAATCTTACTCATATCAAAACCTCCAGAGGCGATAATAATGTTGCGTAATATTGATGTCAACGCTAATATCATTTATGAATGCTGTGTCAAAGGGGAGCCTGCATCCAAGGCTAACAGTCGGCGCTTCGTTCAGATAAAGGGCAGGCCGTATTTCATCAAATCAAAGAAGGCTCTGGATTATGTGAAGTCTTTTGAGAAACAGGTTGAGAGGCTTGATGAGCTGATCGAGTGCGATGTCGCTGCTCACATAACTATTCATTATAAGACGCGCAGGCCAGATCTGGATGAGTCGGTTATCCTTGATTGCTTGCAGGGGGTTGCATATAAAAATGACAGACAGGTCAAAGAGAAACACATCTACTGGGCGCTCGACAGAGAGGAACCCAGAGCCACTGTTAGGCTCGTTGCTATCGAAGGCGATAGCAATTAAGCTTATTGATCGAAGCTTGCGCGATCTTTGTTTAGCGGATGAGGCAGAAAAAGCTTTAGAGTTCTTTTTCTCGGACGATCTAAATAAACACTGTGCGGATGCTGGTGTTGCTGCCGACTGGGTCAGAAAGTCGGCGCTTGAAATGGCGAAGCATAGTAAAATACAGCGTCAATATTTATTGAAAGGGATACTTAGGAAACTGAAGGGGTCAAAACGATGGGGGTCATCGAAGAAGCCATAGAGCAAATCTATGACGATTGCAGGATTGTCTGTCCGAAGTGTGGTCATGACAGGAAAAAGAAAAACGTCAAAACTTTGTCGGTCACCGTCAAGAATGACGCCAAGCTATATCACTGTCATCACTGCTACGCTTCCGGCGCAGTCAGAATAAAGTCACTTTACGAACAACACTCTCAACCTAAAGTTGTTCACATTCAAACTACTAGGGACAATGCCGTGCTAGAAGAGTTCCTTTCGGGCCGGGGCATCCCTATGTCTGCGGTTCAAACTGAGGTTATTACTGGGGAAAAGTATTTCAATGGCGGCGGCAACTTACCGGCTGTCGGTTTTGTGTATGCATCTGGGGCTGAAAGGGCCGTAAAATGGCGCTCTACTGAGGGTAAATACTTTACCCAAGACGGTGCTGCCAGATGGTTATATGGTATCGAAAAGGTATCAAAAGAGGACGATCAATTGGTCATCTGTGAGGGTGAGGTTGATGTGCTTGCACTGTCTGCCTCTGGGGTGATCGCTGTGTCCTGTCCTAATGGTGCGCCACAGAAGGTTAGCAATAACAAGATAGACCCCGAAGAGGATGGCAAGTTCAGCTACCTCTGGGACGCAAGAGAGATCATCACGACCATCCCCAAGATTGTACTGGCTACCGATGGTGATCAGGCTGGCGAGGCTCTGGCTGAAGAGATAGCAAGGCGGGTAGGTAGGGCTAAATGCTGGCGGGTAACCTTTCCAGAGGGATGTAAGGACAGCAATGATGTCCTGCTGAAGCACGGGTCTGAATATCTAGCAGACTTGATAGCGAACCCTACACCAATGCCTCTGAAAGGCGTGTATTCTGCACAGGATTACGCTCTAGAGGTTGAGCATATCTATACCGAGGGCGTGGGCAACGGCCTGTCTACAGGGATAGCCAGCGTGGATGACTTGTTCACTGTCTCTGAGGGGCAGCTATCTATCGTCACTGGCCTGCCCAGTTCAGGTAAGTCTGAGTTCATCGATCAGGTCATGATTAATATGGCCCAGCAGCACCACTGGAAGTTTGCAGTGTGCAGCTTCGAGAATCCGCCGCACTTTCACATTGCCAAGCTGGCAGAGAAGCTAGTCGGTAAGCCTTTCTTTGAGGGTAAAAGTCCCCGGATAGAGAAGCATGAACTTGATAATGCTATGAAGTTTATTGATGAGCATTTTGTGTTTCTGGATCAGAAGGATGGAGTGGTTGCCACTATCGACAGCATCATTGACCGGGCGAAGCAGGCGGTACTCAGGTTGGGAGTCCGGGGTCTTGTCATAGATCCCTATAACTACATCGAACAGGACGGCACTGAGGAGCATACCTCAATCTCTGCGATGCTGACCAAGGTCACGACATTCTGCAAAGCCCACGGTATTCACTGCTGGTTTGTTGCACACCCGGCAAAGCTGTATCCCAAAGAGGATGGAACCTATCCTGTACCGAAGGGCATGAGCATCAGCGGATCTGCGGCTTGGTTTGCCAAGGCGGATCTCGGTGTGACTGTACACCGGGGTGAGGATGATGTTGAAGTTCACTGCTGGAAGTGCAGATTCAAATGGGTAGGCAAGCAGGGCGTGACAAATCTGGATTACGATCTGTTGAGTGGTAGGTATTCTGATAAGCCTCGGGTCAAAGAGTATGCCCCGGACGCTAAGGTTAATTGGTATGACCAAGTCGATATCTGATCTCGGGACAAAAGAAATCCACGAACGACACAGCGTCATGATCGAGGGCGGGATTATCCCCCGCGCCAAGGTTATGGATCAGTTGATAATTGACAGGCTGTTGATGCAGGGAAGGATAACTCTGGCCCAGCATATGGCTGCGGAGATGTTTCTGGGGCAGGCTGAGAGAGCTTCAGTGAACGTGAGAGCGCAGAAGTATGACGCCCTACCTGTGGGCAATGGTAGAAAGGATAGCTACAGTAACGGCTACGGTGCGTTCTCTAAGACTATGTCATTGGTTAAGGGATTACTCAGCATAGAACACGCTAGAGTTTTGTTTGATTGCTTGATCAGTAACAAGCTGGTTGAGGATAACTTCGACAAGCTTTGTGAAAGCTTAGATGTGATAGTAAACCGAAGGCTTACAACTTAATGCGACAGTGTTTATTGCTAGAGAATGACTGACGGCATAGCAATAAACTTAGGCGCTGTCGCACCGCCCTTTGGAGAATGCCGCCAGTTAATCTACGAACGCCCGATGACAGCGTGGACACCCAGTGATAACTTCCTTATCGATCTTGGGTGAATCTGCTAGATCGAACCCGCAGCTCCAGCAGATACCCCCGGCGGGAAACAAGGAGTAACCTCCCCACAGGCGTACCTGTTCATCGATCTTATCATCTCGACTCTTCTGTTCGATAGTCACCAGTTATCCCCCTTTTTTTAGAATACGTTACGAACCCTAGATGGGCCAGCCTTTTTCCGAACCTGACTTCCCAAGTCAGTATCCGGGAGCAGTCATGCTGGCCTGCTTTCATCCTAGCAAATCGTTCTACCTTTTGCTCAATGTCATCCGACCCCCGGCCCTTAACATTGAAAGCAAACGATCTATGTCCGCCATTACTCAGCTCAATCTTAACCTTCGCATTCCCCATCATCGATTTGACCCCCGTCAAAATTTTCATCTACTAGTTTGTCTGCTTCCCGATGTAACTCATCGAGCAAGTTGTAACACATCATTACTCCAGACCACACAAACGCATCTTTGTTCCCGTCAAAGCAATATTCTTTTATCCGCCGCATCCTGCGCTCGATCATTTCAGCCTTGTCGTAAACCTTTCCTCTCGCTTCAACTTTTTTGCTGTCTTCTACCTTTTGATTCATATCAATTACATTACTCATGCTAATGCTACCCCCTAGTTTATTGTCACGTTGTCTCTCTCGTGGCGCTTGGCTTTGATTAGTTCCCGCATCATATCGAATACCCACTCTTCGGGAATGTCAGTGTCTTTGCTGCCGGGAATACCAGTCACCAATACATCAGTCAGGATCTCTACCAGTGCGGCTGACACCGCTGCTCTGGATAAGTCTGACGCCGTTTCATTAAGTGTATCGGTCACTGCTCTCCCTACTATATCCATTTCATTTTCAAATGTTTCAAATTTCATACCTTGCCTCTTGTCTTTTTCCAGATAGCCCAACCCGACTTTACCCTGCTGGATGACGGGCGATGACTCTTTTTATTACTTCGACACCAGTTACTGATGTTGCCATACGCTTTTCGGCAGTCCTCGTAGTCTGTAAAAAGAAGGCAATCATTACTGTCAGGCTCCATAGCCTTAAAGTTTTCGACAGCCTCCGACCTTGTACGACCTGCGGTTTGAATGGACTCGCTTGGATCAATCTCGGTCTTAATCATCCTCTGTCTCCAAAATGTCATTAAGAATTAAACGCCTCAGTCTTTTGCGATCCTCAACGTGCCGGGAGATGACGTTGAACTCACGCTTGTCATACTCCGGGTGTTCCGGGTGATGTTTTGCGTAGGTCTCAAGGATGTCCAGCAGATCCTCTTTATGATAGGCGTAGTGACCATCATCTATCGGATCTTTATCCAGCCACTCAGGACAATCGACCCAGTAGCTGTATTCAGTCACTGGTCTTCGCCGGGCGTCACAGTAATAGCTCTCCAGCACCGTCTTGTCGTAGGTCAGGCTGTACTTATCGCAGAGATTCTTAATATCCCGGCGACGCTTGGCATCGAGAGCCTTATCTCTCTGCTTGCGTATATCATCCTGCGCTGACTTCGCGCCCTGCAATTGATGCTTGAGCGTGGCGATCCTTTCCTTAGCCGCTTCGATGTCAGCCTGCTGTCGGCAGATAGCATCCTCAATGCTGAGCTGCTTGCGCTCCTGCGCGTCGATTTTGCGTTGGTACTTATCAAATAAACGTGTCATATCTCATCTCCAAATGATTAATAGAATGCCCCGTCTCGTGGGGCGGCCCGGCTGAAGGTTACAGCTTTTCAAAGTGGCAGGCAGTGATATCCAGAAATACCCTTCCTGAAATGTCGCGCCAGCTTTCCACCGTAGACCGTCTTAAACAGAGACCTGTGAAGCCTCACTGTATATGACGGGCCGTAGGCGTAGTGGTACGTTATCTTGACCATTGTCATGACTCCTCTCCTGTGTTGAATGAGGCCCGTATCGTGGGCTAGACGGCCTGATCACCACTCTCATCTGACTCAGACTGCGGGTGTTACGGGGAATAGAAAACCCCTACGCACCGCCCGCTGGCGTGTGTTTGATAGCCTTACTGAGCGTAGCAATAATGCTACAGTAAGTGTCGAACTTTCGGGACAGGATGTAACGGCTCCTGTCACTGAGAGTCCGGCTGAGATCCCGCTCGATTGATTCCCGAGTTTCGGTAGTGATCAGGATTAACTCAGCCAGATCCTCGCGGTCAATGTCTAGATTGACTTTCTTCATGCGGCCTCCCGCTTATTGTTATACCCCCTCAGAGAGGCTGACAGCACCTCTGTGACGCGAGTGTGAGCGACAATGAACTGCCTGCTCAGTTTCTTTTTAACCGCCCTCATATCGAGAGTGGGGCGCTCTGACCGGGACACTACAACGTAGTGCTTAGTCCCGAAATATTTGCCCTCACCCTCAGCCTTAAGCAGGTCTATCAACTCCTGCTTCTCGGCATTCAGGGCGGTGATTGCTGCTGATAACTCAGCGATTCTATCTACTTGCTTTTCCATATTGACCCCCGTCAAAGTTAAAGTGATTCGATTGCATACCGTAGAGATTCTGTTGCAATCTCCCATTGATCTGGCCTTTCGATGAGGCAGAGATCATAACCTCTGGCGATCAAGTAATTCTCTGCCCATAGCGCACCCATTCCGATTTGATCCTGCTTCAGATACTCCTGCCGATCTGAATGTGTTGCGGCCTCACCTAGTTTTATGATTTCTTTGTACATTTGTGACCCCAAGTTATGCCCCCTTGCGGGGGCGTTAATATTAAGCGGCCTGTTCAGCCGCATCATTAGTGTCAGGCTGCAAACCGTGCAGGAATGCAGCAGCTTTCTGAGCCTTGCCAGCAGCCTTGAAGAATAGATTCTCATCATTCTCCAGAGCCTTGATCCAGCTCGCCAGATACTGGGCGTGATCAGGTGCTGGGGTATGCTCGATGCCGAGGTCAGCAGTCATGAAAATAGCTGTCAACTCAGCGGTGAGTTCCTCGAAAGCATAGTTTTCACGGCTGCGCTCATAGATCTCCGGGCGATTGAGGCGTGACTTGTGACCCGTCCAGTGGCCTAGCTCGTGCAGTGCAGTACCGTAGTAACCGCGCAGCTTGTCGGCGTCATTGTCACCGAGGAAATCCTCGGGCGCTGGCAGCACGATATGGTCTGCGATGGGCTTGTAATAAGCCTGTGGACTACCGGGCTTGACCCGAATGTCAGCGCCGCAGTTGCCGATGAATTGCTCGACATCGTCCAGCCTCTGCACCTCAGTGCGCTCCTCACCCTCAGACACTACAGGCTCAAGGCCGACTTGCTCTGCATTCCAGAGAGCCACTGCCCGGAAGAACAGCCCGGTCTTCTGGTTACCATTCTTATCCAGCTTGGGCTTACCGTTGCTGTCTTTCAGCTTGGTAGGCATAGGCGTCAGAACATAGGCGGTAGCCTTCTCACCCTTGGGGACAGGCGTGTCGGTAGACTCCCAGCCCTTGTAGGTAGACCAGCGGGTGTCGGTGAACCCGTGCTGCTCTGCTGCAATCCAGAGCAGGAACACGTTGCCGCCAGTGTATACATTGCCGGTGACGCAGTTATGGTGAGCGCCGTTGGCAATCTGTCCAGCCCACGGCTTGACCCAGCCAGTACCGTGAGTCTTCATCTGCTCCAGCACCTTGCGGGTGAGGTCAGCGCGAGGGTTACGTTTAACTTTTGATGTAGCCATTTTTCTCGTCTCCAAATCAAGAATGTCAAAGTGTAAAGGTTTGTCAATCAAGCTGCAAGCTTGGCATCACTGCCCCACTTGCAGCCGGTCCGGAAGGTGATCACCCTCACTGAGCAAGCGTTAGCTAGGCCCGTACCGCTGCCTGATGTGCAGACCCACGCCGGGGCCAGCTCAGGGCGTTCACTGAGGCCCAGCTCACGCTGTACTGTGGAACGCTTGCCGATGGGAATGAAGGCGCGACCGCCAGTGAGGTGCTGATCACAATCATCAATCAGCCAGACTGACCCGTACTGACCATTGACGATCTTGGCTCTGACGCGAGTATCGCCAGAGTACAGGCCAGTGAAGGTATCGAAACCTTCCTGCCTGCAGATTCGGGCCTTCTCTTGGTTCAGACCAGCGGTAATGCCACTGGCCCATTGCGAGACAAACCCGTCAGTGTCGCACCGCTCAAAAGAATCGTGAGAGTCCTGTGTGTTTTGAGAGGCAGCAGCCTCATATCGTGCAGCCTCTGCTGCGAAGTCTTTAATTTCCATAATGAATTCCTCGGTTTATTGATTGAAATTAATGCGGGGATTGAGGCCCGAGACTTACGCCTTTGACGGCTCGGTTCAACCTCACGCCCCCGACTTTAAAGCTTTGCGATGTAATGCTGCTCACCGATCTGAGTGTGGCCGTACCAGCCAGCCATCTCCCCAGCATTCGGCATTTCATAGCTGACCCTGACACGGGTAGGTGTGCGCTTCACGACCCAGCACCAGCGTTCAGCCTGATTGATCTCCAGATCAAACTGATCGGCGACCCACTTCACCCGCTTACCCTCCAGAAAGTTTCGGATCAGCGGGGAGACATCTCTCTCCGGCACGTTGCGTATAGTATTGCCTCCGGGTTCCTCGCGCAGGTCAATCCCGCTGTCACTGAATGACAGGTCATAGCTGCCCGTTTTCCTGCCCCTGATGTACACTGGCCGGATAGCGACTACCCGGTCATTTACGCAAATGTGATCCACTGTAAAGCCCTCGGTATAGATGGCGTGAATCGCCCTTGCTACTCTGCGTTGTATTGTCATGACAGATCCTCCAGAAAGTCTGCGTCATCGATTGTCTGATCCTGTTCCCAGATCAACTGGGCTGCGAAATCCTCAGCCTCTATCAGTCCTGAGAAGCATGATCCCTCAGCGGTATCCAGAAAGGCGTTGTGCAGAAACACCCTGAATGGCCTCTCATAACCCCGGCTGACATCGAATGTCACGGTGACAGTGAGTTCCTTGTCATCGCTGGTATATCTGCTGATTTCCTGCGCTTTTACGCGGTTAGTTTGCTTATCCATTGATTACCCCCTGCAATCGATTGTTATCTGTTCTGAATACTTCTCAGCCCAAGCTATAGCGTCTGAATCTGTGGCGAATATTCGCTTGAACTGACCGTTGAGATGCACTGCCCAGCCTGCCAGCGGGGCATAGTGAAAAAGAGCCTGATAGTCTGCGTCAGGTCTGGCGCGTGAGATTATTACCTGATTCATAATTTCTCCTGATAGTGGTCTGGGAAGTCCCGGATAAAGCCTTTGATAAGCGTCACGAGAGACTGCAATGTCTCATCGTCCAGCGAGGCCAAATATTCAGGCGCTGTCAGCCTTGGCTGTGACCTGAGAACGTGTCGATTGTTCGTGATGTATTCAATTGCAGACTGTCGGTCTGATTCAATCAGATAATCGTGATCGTGATTTTCCATTGTGATCCCCCTTACAGTATCGGTTGCTTATTCAGGCGAACGGTCACGCTGTCCGCATTCCATTTCTTTTCAAACTCTCGCTTGAGCTGTGCCAGCTCTGGAGTACCCGGCTGGTATCGCTTGACGCCAGTGAATTGGCAAAGCTTTGCCCAGCTCAGATATTTGGTCTCGCCGTCTATTACAATTTCAAAATCAATCATATTGATCCCCTTTTAAATGCTGGCTACTGCCAGCTCAGATGTATTGATAGATGCCACTCGGCGAATGACATCGACTATAAATCTAGATGCGTCCTCTAGACCGCACGATTGTGAAGTCAACCCGTTGCCAGCCGAAGCTGAGACTACTCAGGTAGTCAGAGGGACTCTCGCCCCAATCTCAGGAGTCCGACCGTATACAGGGCCGTTCTGTTGACCGCGAACCCGGCACTGGTGAGAGGCATCTGTGCGCTTCAACCGTGGGGCCAATCCAATTTGGTGCGATCCAGCCAATCCGTTGGCTGTCAAACTGTGTGCGAACTATAACGACTATAAATATTATCAGGCAAGTCAAAATATTAAATTGTCACAATTTGGCACAACTTGTTTACTTTTTGATCAGGAATAAAAACCCCACCGTAGTGGGGCTTTCTGGATCGATCTGGACTTCAATTCAAGTCCAGCTGATCTCAACTGGGATTCTGGAAATCCCAGCTGGGATTCTGGATTAGGACAGTAATTCTATTATGTCCTGTATTTCCGATTCGCCGGTCAGGTGACCAATGGATTCGATTTCATCCTCGGTCAGATCCCGGCCAATGGCATCCTCAATCAGATGCTGCTGGTGCAGGTTCATACTGTTACCTCTCATAAGTAAGGGGTGATTAACTCCACTTCCTCATCGCTGAGGTCATGAAGCAGTGAATTGTTCCAGCGCAGAAATTTATAAATCTTTGCTGCTCTGGTCTTATTCGGGCGCTGCATAAAGTGATCAACAGCAGCCCGGAACTCCGCCTCTAATGCAATAGCCTCTGGCGGTCTAGGCGCTAATATCTTAATCATAGTGATTAACCTTTAAGTGAATGAATATTGCTTGCACTAGGTATGACGCATCACTTCCGGGTTTATTCCAAAGAATGTCAAAAATATTAAAAAAATATGTGATGTGTTGTAAGTGTCTGATTGTAAAGGATATTTAATTTATCGTGGGTGACATGACCCCTTTTTTCTGTCCTAAGTATTTGAAATATAAAGAGAATCAGTAAGTCATTGATATTAAAGGAAATCAACGATATCAACAAATTCGATGCAGAGTAAGGGGTCAATATAAAATCGCTTAGAGCGGCTCTGAGAGCCTCTGAAGACTATTGTTTAAATATTGATCAATGTTGGTTAAAATTCGATCAATCAATAAGTGGAGTGATTGACAATGGGCAAACCGAGATCAGGATTAACCGATAAGCAAAGGCTATTCGCTATGTGCGTAGGAAGCCGGGGCATGACGTATGCAGACGGCTACAGGGAAGCTTACGATTGTGAGGATATGTCTGCGGCAAGCATTAGAAGGGAGGCCAGTAAACTTATGGCAAACCCTGACATCACCTCTATGGTCAACAGGCTAATTGCTGCTAAGGAGGGGCAGATACAAGCCTCCTCACTCTCGGACAGAGAAAAAGTCCTGAGCAAGCTGCGTGGCTGGATGGAATGTGCTGAGGGCGCTGACGCTATGAAAATAAGGTCAGCCGAATTGCTAGGAAAGTCAGTCGGACTATTTAAAGATGTAGTAGAGCAAAAGAGTACGTCGAGCTCTGCTGAAGTTGAGGCAAAGCTGCAGGCCAAGCTTGAACAACTGTTAGCAAGTGAACAAGATCAGCCGAGTGAGACCAGTGATCTGCATTAGTCTATTGTGATACCTGACACCTTTAACATAAGTGACATGACCCTACTATAGTAATAGTACTGACCCCTTCTATATGTGTGACATGACCCTTCCATAATAATACACATGACACCTTCTATGTGTGCAACATGACCCCCTTAAATAATACACTTGACCCCCGTGACAGGTGTCACACTTTGATACCCCACCCCCCTGACAGCTAGGCCCCACAGCTATTACATATACATAGTGATCCACTCAAATAATTCCCTAGTTTTGACGCCACCCCACCCTAATTTCTGGGAATGCCTAATGAAATCAATAACTTGCATCGCGGTTGGTCAAATTTTGTACAGAAAAAGGGGTAG